TGAATATAAGCGATTGTCGAATCGTCGGTGCGGGTAAAGGTGAATATGCCCGCTCCGACTTGAAGTGACAAATTGGAGCTGTCGCCAACGCGGTGAAACCAAAGGCCCACGTCATTATTTGACGACTTGTACACAGCGAATTTCGTGACGCCGCCAACCTGCAGATCAAGATATGCAGAGCCTAGAGTGGTTTGATTTCCGCCTGTAGAAGCCGTATCCGTGATGTTCATGAATAGCGGCGCGTCGAAGGTGACGGCAGCGTTCCAAGTACCGGTGATGTTCAGGCCCTTGACGTTCGTAGTGATAGTGCCGAGGGCAACGGTGACCATCGGGTTGACGCCCTGGCCGCCGTAGGTGAAGCCGGCGTCGCCGCCGAAGGCGCTTGCGTTATTGAATTGAACGTTAGTATTGGCGCCGCCGGGAGTGCCACCGCCGCCACCGCAAGCGCCCGTCGATAGGGTGACGTTGTTACTTGCGTCCAGGCCGAGACACCGTGTCTGCGCCACGACACTTAGCCCACTGAATACCAACGTGGAGGAGAAGGTCTGTTGCGCGGAGAACGTCTGCGCGAGATTAGTCTCGGCGATCGTGCCGCTATTGGCGGGGATCGTCAGCGTGAAGTTTGAGGCTCCGGCGTTGGCGCTGGTGAAGGTTGTCGCCCCAGTGGACGAAGCAAGCAACAGTAGATCACTGTTGGTAAATGTGACCGTCGTTCCGTTTGATACGGCGCCAGCAATGCCGCCGAAGGCCGACGAGTTGTTGTATTGCAGTTGCGTGTTCGATCCGCCGGGCGTGCCGCCGCCACCGCTGGCGTTACTGCACAGCTTGCCGGTCACGTCCATCGTTAACGGCAATACACCGCCGAGATTGCTGTACGGCGGCGGCGGCGAGCCGCAGACAGCGACGATCTGCGCCTGTTGCGCATGCGCAACCGGAGTTAGCGCAGAAAAAGCCAGAAACAATAGCGCAAGCAGCCAGCGCGTCATCAGCACAGCTTCCCGAGCGTGTTCATCGTCAGCGGCAGAACCGCGCCGACATGGGTGTAAGATACCGGCACGGTGCCGCAAGTGGCTACGATCATGGCACCGGAACTCTGCGCATGTGGCTTGGACGGCGTTAACGTCGTGGCGATGATGGCGGCGCCCAGAAACAAGACGAAAGTCAGGGCGATCCGTTTCATTTCACGTTCTCCTTGGGTTCTTCGATCTTTGGCTTAGTCTGAGCATCGATCTGACGTTGCAGCTCGGCCATCGTCCTCGCAACGGCCTCGTATGGCTGCTTGCCTAGCGCCGTCGCAATGATTTGCAGGTCTTGCTGGTTGAGCTCGAACTTGAAAATCTTTTCCTGCGCACTAGCGCCGCAGGAAAGCAGGAACAGGAGTGCGAACGTCGTCAGGGCGAGGATATTCGTCTTTCGCATCGACGGGCGCCTTTCCCGGCAGCGCGGAAATGTAGCGTTGGCCCGAGGCCGTGAATTGAACGTTCGGCGTGCCGTAGTCGGACACGATACCCTGTCTCATCATCCCTGTAAACGACTCCAATCCCTCCATCAGGCAGCGATACAAGCCGTCGCGCGGCTCCTCCTTGATCGTGCCGTCGCGGGCAATCTCATAGGAGAAGCCCGCGGCGAAGCCGTTTATCGTCCAGCGCGCGGACATCCCAACTTGAAGACACGGCATGTCAGCGGATCGTTTTTGAAGTAGTGCCCGAATTTCCCCTCGCCCCACTTCAACTCCGGACCCGCGGGTGAGATCGGCCGGGTACTTAGCCACGTTGCCGCGAAGGCCAAGGGTAGAATAAGCAGCAAAATGGTCAGGCGGAGCAACAAGTGTGAGGCGATCTCCCGCCATGACGGCAGCCTGCCGTATAATGCTCGCCACATGTCCGGTATCTCCTTCCTCCACCCAGTCCGCGATGATGTGCAGCCGATCCTTGATCAGTTGCACGAGGACACCCGTCACAAATCCGTGTCGAGCGTTAAGACAAAGCCAAGCAGGATCGCGCTGCCGAATAGCAAGCTGGTCGTGAACATGATCAAAGCCAAAGTCGGGATAAACCACCTCCGGTCGCATGAGTTGCGCATAAGCCAGTGCATTAGGCCCGTCAATCCGACCGCTAGGATAACTAAGAAACTGAGCGCGCAACTCAGGTAAATCCTTAACAAAGATAATCTCCCCGGCTTTGAAGTGCGGTTGCAACCCGCTGATGAAGTCGAGCTTCCCCTTCGGCGCCTTCATGGGCACCAGGGGCAGAACCACTCCTCGGCGTAGAGCTTCCTGCCGCAGTGGCTGCAAAAGAAATTCTTCGAGACCGTCGCGCTCGATGCCGATGGCGACGGGTCGATATTTTTCTTCGAGGTCGAATACATGCCTGACAATTTCGTCGGGCTTCCAAAAATCACCCCCGCCGTCCCAGACATGCAGTCGGCGTTGCGGGGCGTATGACCAGACGGCCCAGCCGGTTGTTGCCGAAGTCGATTTAACTGTTCTTGCAGGGTCGATGAACGCATAAACCGGCTGCCAGGTAAGGACATGCTGCTCCTCCTTGAACATGTCGGATGTGAAAATCTTCTTCGTCGGGTCTTCGGCTACGCACATGTATTCGCGCTGGTACTCGTGGATTTTCCCCGTCGCTTCGAACTGCGCTTTGGTCTTGTCGATCCAATCGAGAGAGTATCGAGCAGGCCAAGTAGCAGCTCGATTTCCTCCGTTGTCCATGTACTCGATAGGATAAATTCTTGTCGGCCATTTGAGTTGGTGTTGAATTTTATAAGGCAACGCCTCTCGGTCAAGAGGCGTAGCATTGACACGAATGCGTGCAGCCACGTCCAATGCAGGCAGGACCGTCGACATGAACCACGAGAGCGTTTCGTCGCGCGCTTCCGGGGTGGCGACATGTTCAGGCTCCTCGATGTCGTCGCAGAAACAAAAGTCGGGACGGTAGTGCAAGTGCTTCGTGCCGCGGAGGCTTTGACCGCGGCCGACGGCAATGATGCGTACGCCGTTGAGCAAGATCACTTCCGCCTCGTTCCATATACCGTGCGCGTCCTTAAGCTCGCCGAACAGCGCATGAACAATCTCGTTGTGCTCGATCTCGTGCTTGATCGCGCGTAGTCTCTCAACCGCGCGCTTCTCGGTGGAGCCGATGATCAGCGCGTTGTGAAAAAGCTGGAAGCCGGCGCCGATGACAAACGCCTCCTCGGCGATTGTCGACTTTCCACCCTCGCGGAAGACCATAACAAGAGCGTGAGGGTCGTTGGCGTGCCAGATGTTGATGATCTCATCGTGGAATGGTGGAGTAGGGTCGGGATGGCGATGGCGAAATAAGGTTTGATGCGCGAGTATGCGATCGTCGCCAAGTTGACGGAGGAGGTCGTTACGGTCAGGCGTCATGCGTACGCTTTTATGAACGAATGATAGTAGCGCCCCGCACTGTCAGCATTGAGCCAGCCCTCGACAACGGACTGAGGCACGCCGGTGAACACGTACGGGCCGCCCTTGACGAAGGTAACGCTGAGTTCTTGGCTGTCAATCTCGTAATCAATGAACGCGATCGCCTCAGAGACAAACGCATGCGTGATCCGACCACCAGATTGAACTTCGGTCGCAACAGTCTCAATGGCGTCTTCGGCGAGTTCAGTAGCAGCGTCTAGGAACGTCATCGCACACCCTCCTTCGCAAACAACAAGTGACCAGCTTTCGAATACCCTACACGCTTCCATCCGGCACGGCGGAAACAATACCCAGGTACACCCGTCTTCACCTTGTGCGCATCAACGTAGGTGTAAAATCTGTTCGGTCCCCAGTATCGCGTCGCCCACGCTTCCGCTTCAAGTATGATCTCGCTTCCCCTGCGTTGGCTCTCGTTGCGGAAGATCGCGCAGTTGTAACCAACCTGACCATCCATGCGCTTGTCCGCGTCGGGAAACATCCATCCGAATAGCACCGTCCCCGCCGCGTTCCGCAACACCAGCTTCCGACCCGAGTAGAGAAACTGCCGCGCACCAACCGTTCTCCTCGAATAGTGCCGGTCGGCCAACGCCGCCATCTCGGGGTCGAAGTGGCTAGTCTTGATCAGACCGTCAAACATCGGTAGCAGCATTCAAGACGCATAACACAAGATCGCGAAGGACGCAAGCGAATTCCCACACGATAGCGGCCGGAGTGAGGGAGGACCTTTTTTATTTTTTCTCCGTGACATATCAGTCACACCTGAGTTATGCGTTAATCGCATGGCAGAAATATATCTGTGGATAACTCTGCTATGCGTGCGACGCATAACAATAGTTGGGCAGGATTAGGATGTCGGTCCTAATTCAATTAATTCGGCGCTGGATTGACCACGCGCAGCCACTGTGCCAGTGGACGGTCCACTGTGCCGGTACTGTGCTGTATGAGGAACCCGACCAACTGTAACAAAATAAGCCTCTGATATATATATGATTGTGTATTAAACTCACATATATAAGAGTGCACACTGTGCACACTGGACAGCGTTTTTCCATATGTAGGGATAGTAACATAACGAAATTTGCGCGAAGACCAGGCCCAAAAATACTTTTGCACATTAAAAAACGGTGCGCAGTGGCACAGTGACTGAAATCATTGAAGAATTTCTGTACACTGCGTGGTCGATCTGCACAGTGTTTCAACCGTTTTCAACCGTATACCAACACTTTCAACCCCAAATCGGTTGACAATCTGTTGCAATCAGTCTAGCTGCGATTTATTCGTGAAATACTAAAAAATCAAAACTCACAGAAAGGGCGCAGAAATGGACAAAAATAATTCACTTCGCATCAAAAAGTCGCAGCCTAGTTTCATGACAAATTCAGAGCTAGCCGATTTATTGGGTATAAGTCGGAGCACCGTGCATCGGTGGCGGGATGATGTTCCGCCTGGAGGTGGATGGTATTTTGTGATCCAAGCACTGCGGGAAGGGAAAATAAAGGAAGAAGACATAATTCGTTGGCGCAAGGCCAAAGGCGACCCGTTCCTTGATATGCGTGGTCGCGAGCTCGCGAAGCCGCATCCCGAGCCGCGCGTCTTTGGTCCCGATGGATTTGACCAGCACGGCTTTGACGCGGAAGACTTTGACAGGGAAGGGATAAAGCGCGGGTACCGGGAGCAGGTGTTAGGGCCTGGAAAATAATTAAAATAAATCACAAAAAAGAGTTGACAGCATTCCAGTAATATGAGACACTGTGATTATCGGAACAGAGGGGATGGTCATGGCGCTGGATGTGGCTTATCGCGAGGGGTATCGCGCGGGGTTTAACGGGTACGGAATGCTGTCGGGGGTCGACTGCTACGACGACCCGTGGTGCAAAGAATGGCGTCGGGGCTACCGGGACGGCATGCTCGCGTATTTGGCAAAGTGAATATCGGAACAAAGGGGATGGTCATGGACACGCTGCGATTTATTTATTCTTGCCACAAGGACTATGACACTGCGGCAGACGCGCTCGAAAGCTATTTCGCCGAGGGGTTGGTCTGCGAGGGCGAACAGCCGCACATAGAGACACGGCCGAGCTACCAGGCGGGCCGGCGGTATGTGGTCACTCTTGCTTATGTGCTCTGACCATGCCCCGCCAATCAATAGATTACTTGAACTCCCGCCGCGAAAGCACTGGGCGCAAAGGAAGAACGATATTCGCCAAGGCTACGGCGGCGGTTGACCAGCGAGCTCAGTTTAATGCGCTGGACCTGTCGGAGCGCACGTCGCTTGTGGTCGACAACATCTTGGAAGACTTTCGTTCGTGGGCGAATAACTTGCGGACGGTTGCCGCGATCATGGGAGGGACTGACGATGACTGGTTCTAAAAAGCCGCCAACATGGGCAGATGTGATAGAGAAACATTCTTGGCTCAATGATCTAAGGCAAGATCAACGCACGGTTGCCGAGCGCAAGTGGCAATCGGGCAGCTGGATCAAGGTCAAGGTTCCGCAAAAGCCGTGCGACGTGGGCTTATTCAGTGACGATCACAAACAAGAGGAGTTGTTCTAATGACCAGCTACAGCAATCCAAGGATCAACGCCACCATTGAGAACTGGCCAAGTGGCAGCAAGCGTGTGACCGCAGTCTTTTCGATCGAAAGCGATCCGAAGCGCGGCGAACGCGCCGTGCGGGTGACGACTGGCGCGCCGGTCAAGATCACGTTTGCGCGCCGCATGCGCATAGTCGACGGTGACGATGGCCGGACCTACATCGCGCGCGATCACGGCCACGGCATGGTCAGCATCTTCCGCGGCGACATGAAGTATGAGGAGGAAACCGCGCACATGCCGGCGCCGCGCTATGACGAGCTCATGCGCCTGTTCGGCGAGGCTGCACAGTGACCCGCCTAGCCCTTGCCTTCATGGTCGGTGCCCTCGCCTTTGGCGCCGTCCATGCCGTCCAAGGCCCGCCGGCGCAGTCGGCGCCATCGTTCGCGGAGCGGTGGGCGCCAGCCCTGGAACAGCCGCTGACCACTTGGCCGCACCACTGGACTAGCGGCGCATGCGACTGGCTGCACCAGACTTGCAACATCACATAGGGGGTTAAAACGATGTTTAATAGCACTTGCTCATGCTGCAACGAGTCTCGTCCGGAACTAATGGTTCATCGTGGTCAATGGTGGTGCCTCGATTGTGTCGATTGGGACGAAGACCACGACGAAGCCGACTACGCGCAATGGTGCGAAGACGAGAGCAGGCGCGACGACGCGCGGGAGGGGTTCGGTGACTAGAATAGTGCTTACCTTTACCGATATGGAATTCGCGAGAGTTGCAGGGTCGGCGACCGCAAGAAATCTCACTGCGCGGGATTACTGCAAAATAGTCGTGATGGACTCAACCTACGGCCACGGCACAAACACTTTGCCGTTAGCCGGCCAATTCGAAATCGGCGCCGCGTTGCGCGACAAGAGGGAGGGGTAAAGCATGAGTGCTAAACAGGGCCTTTGACTTCACCGCAAACAGGTGCTATGCACGCTCGCATGAACAAAATCACTGAGCGCGATTGGCTCCACGTCCGCTGTGAAGTCGGCCACGACTGGCAATCCATCGGCGGATGCAACGCGGGCTGTAGCGACGAATGCGGATGCTCGGTGCCGGTGTATAGGTGTAAGCGCTGCGGCGATTGCGACTATGGCGACAACGCCGAAGCCGTCGAGGTCAGGCTACAATGTAGATTTGAAACGCGGGCAGTGTAGTCTGACATGAATAAAATCACCATCATCAACGAGGACACCGAACACCAGCGCGCCGCCTACTGGCGCCGGCGCATTATGCTCTTACGGCCCGAGCAGCTGTCCGCGCTGATCGGTTACAGCTCGCGGCAGATTTACCAGCTTGAGACCGGCATGGCCCAGGACGGCAAGCACACGACACCGCCCGAGGTGTGGAGGAGATACAAGCTGGCCTGCGCCGGGCTGCATGCGCAGACGCGCGGTTGGGCAGCTGGAAAGCGCTTTGAGTGGAGGCTGTAATGGAATGTCCGGCGCTGACTGAAAGGCACAAAAGCATGCTGCAATGGGAAACCATGCTGCCGCGGCTGATCCAGCTTAATGCCGAGGGCAAGTCGAGCCAGCAGATAGCCATGTCGCTTAGCACCGAATTCGGCTTTGCCGTCACTCGCAACGCGGTCATGGGCAAAATACATCGGCATGGCTTGCGGCCACAGCACCGGCCGCACACCCCGCAGAAGCGACCGAAGGGCAAGGCCGCCAAAGGCGCCCTCGTCAATCATGGCCGCTATTTCAAGCGAGCCAAGGGCTACAAGCCGCCTCCCCCGATTAGCAAAAAGGGGTTCGGAAGTCCGGTCAGGATTATCGACCTCGAGCGCCACCACTGCCGATGGCCGATAGGCGAGCCGGCCGACATGCGCTATTGTGGCGCCGATCGGTGCGAGCCGCTTTCATACTGTGAAGATCACGCAAGGATAGCATACAATGGCACGAGCAGCGGCGGGAGCAA